TTGTGCGCCTGCTTCGCTCCCTTTTTCATAGATCCGTGAACCATCGAGGAGGCGGCCATGTCGGTTTTCAGGGCGAGCTTCTTGCCCGAGCCGCCGATCTTCGCCATGTTGCCTACGAAGCCTCCGGATTTTCGTCCCTTGCTCTTGCCGTAACTCATTGAAACTCTCCAGTAGGCGCGAAGGTGAAATGAAGGAGAAGCCGGAATCGCGCCAGCCCCGCTCCTCCCCCGACCGCATATCTATCCCTACTCGGGGAGACATCCGCGATGGTATGAAGCGGACATCGTTTCCGGGCAGGGGAGGATTACTTCTTGTGCTTCTTGCGCTTTCCCTTGACGTCGGTGATCATTGTGTGAGCCCTCCTTTGTAGAATACGAATTGTAAAATAAAAACGGCCCGGAAGGATGGAATCAAGGGGTGTGTCCTGATTCGTCCCACCGGGCCGATCGATTATCTCGCTGGCACTCTTGGGAGGATGCGCGCGAGAATCGAAAGAATCACGGTATGTCGATTGTGAGAGTACGATGGGAGGGGGGAGGAGTGTCAAGGGGAATCTGTAAATTACTTTTCAAACTCGATACGCTGCTCCTCACGGAATCGCAGCGAACAGATTCCGCCGCAGGATATATCGAGCATCAACGTCCCGGTGACGTGCTCGCGGCGGAGATGCGACAGTGCGGCGAGGATGGAGGAATCGCCATCGGAGAGGGAGAACTGTCGGTCGCGGATGATGCGGGAGGAGTCGGCGGTGATGGTGGGCGTCATTTTGACGTGGTGATCGTCGAGCGCGCGCCATTATCTTTTTGCTTGAGAGCAGGAGCCGCGGTGTTCGAGTTCGGTCTACCTTCGGCGTTCGGTGCGCCTGCGGCTCCCGCAGCCGCCGCTTCCCCGCCGCCTAGCGCTGTCTTAATCGCCATCATCCTCGCGGCGAATTCCAGATCCGTCTCCTGCTCGGACTTCCATTTTTCGATTTCATTATTCCCGGCGAAGGATCCGTAATTCGGGACCGACCACGCTTCTGCGAGGGTTTGCGAGGATATCTTCACGCCGGCCTTCTTCAACTGAATCAGCCCAAGTTTCATCACCATTTGCGTCAGTTCATGTAGAGAGCCCGGCGTGATTAGAAACTGTAGGTTATCCGCGAAGATCCGCGCCCGCTTGATCCGATCGGTGAGCGAAGGAACGTTGACGTCCTCGCCGGGGAGGTGCGAAGGGATGAGAGTATCCGGATCGAAGTCGAACGTACCCTTGGGGATGTTGTCCGGCCCGATCAGCTGCATCACGCGCTTGGTGGTGTAGTATTGACAGATGTTATACTTTATCATGTCGCCAAGTTCGGACATCGGGGATTCCATGCCCCGTGACATATCCTCGACGATCGGCCCGTTTGCCTCCATCATCTTTTCCATCTCATCCATCGACCCTACCGCGCGGAGCTTCGCAAGGGATTGAATATCCGCGATGCCCATCTGATGATCGAGCACGCCTTCGAAATATTGGATGAGAGACATCGACTCCGGCGTGACTCGCAATGTTTCCGCGTCCACCGTGGGAGAGAACGGCTGGCCCTCGATCGCGGAGCCGTCGTATCCGATGCGATCGTTCGGCTTGAACGGATCGAAGCGGCGTGCTTCCGCCATTGCGGTGGCGTTGGTGTCGAACGCGAGCGCGGGCTGGAGCTGCGCGCCCACTTTATCCATGTTGCCACGGGCGATTTTGTTGATGGCATGCTGGATTTCGTATCCGTCCCGCACGATCGAGAATCCCAGCGGCTCCCAGGGGAAGGAATCGAGGGAGAAGGAGACGCCGGGGAACATTCCGTGCCAGTCGAACTGCGGGCCGTCGTACATCACACAGGAGTCGGAGGAGATCATCAATCTACGGTACGGGTATAACCTTGCGTCCGTCTCCGTGGCTTTGCGGTAGGACATTTGATTCGTGCGGATGTCCATTCCCACTGGGATATCCTGGCCGACGTACGGCACGGTGTAGGACCACGACGCGCCGGGCTCGCCCATCGGGATCGAATACTTCGTGCGGTTGATGCTGAGGTCGAGGATGTGGGAGTAGCGCGTGGGGACGAGTAGCTCGGTTAATTGATCGGTGGAGGCGCCGCTGAGCGATCCGCGCACCTTGCCGAACGCCCGCGATAGCCAATTCCCCTGGGACGCTTTGCGTATCCCATCGCTCATATACCAATATCGCGACGAGGCCGGCATCAATCGATCCTGGAACGCCGGGAACATCCCATGCGCCATCGCCACCGGCATCTCATCCATCCGATGGACTACATATGCTTCCTGCCAGTCACCGGATGCGGGGAGTTGATTCGGAAGGATGCACGGAGCGCCGTAGGTGAAGATGGAGATGTCGCCGTGGCCGGTGCCGTATGCGCGGCGGCGATAGAGAGGGCACGCCCAGCCGCGACCGGTTGCTGCGGCATATTGCAGAGCTTCCTTAATTTTCAGATCCGCGAAGGTTCGCAGATACCACGCGCGGGAGGTGAGATTCATCATCTGCGCGTTATCCGCGTAGGATTGATTGTCCGAGTGATATCCCCACATCGGACGGAGCTTCGCCATCGTGCCGACGACCTCGCGGACGTTGCGCTTTAGACGATTCGTGGAGACTTTCGAGCGATAATCGGCCACGGCGGGCGAGGTGTCGATGCCGGAGAGGATGTCGAGGGATTTGCGGAAGTCGCCGAATCCGCGTTGCGCGCGCAGCCATAGCTGGCCCTCTTCCGTGGAGGAGTTGATCCAGCCGAGCTTCGTGTCTTCGCTGACGGCGCTTGGCGGGCATTGCCACTCTCTATACGCCGGAACTGCGCTCTCCCCATCAGCCATTCGGCTCATCCATTCTGTCGAGATTCACTTTTTCCTCGTTCGCGAATCGTCCCTTCGGCGTCTCATGCGCGGTCTGCCAGAGGTACGCGGTGCGCTGCTCGAACACTTTTCGATGCTTCTCCTTTTTCTCCTCGCGCAACTGTAGATACGCGGCGATCCAGTCGCGCTCGTAAGGGGAAGTGGAGGAGGAAACCATTTTCTGCTTCAGTGAATCCACTACCTTCCGCTGACGCTCTCCCATCAGCACGGTGTCGTGCAGCTCCTCGCGCTCCCACTGTCGGCGCTCCTGGAAGAGTAGCTGATTCTGCAAGCGGTCTACCGAGGAGATCGAATCCGCGTATTCGCGGGAGTATCCATTCGGCAGCGGAGCGTTCGAGTACGGCGCGAGGATGATGTAGCCGGGCGGGTGCGAGGGATCGCGGCTGTTGACGAAGTATTCCACCTGATCCAGCGTGCCGAGTTTTCCGTTCATGTTTGTGAGTATCCTTCAGAATTGAAATTTCCGCAATGAATCTGTTGCATAGACGATATCCATAAGTTCTAGGGGACGGGAGTTGAGATTCACGCGAGTGCTGACCGTCTGTCCGCGATAGGGGCCGAGATCGATCGGCGGCAGCGCATCGGCCTCCACGATCCGCTTCTTGCTGCGTTCCGCGACGATATCCTGATCGTGCGGGCAGAAGGTCGCCATCGCCGCCGCGAAGATCCGATCGTCATGTGCGCCTTGCTCATGCTCCATTTTCTCCTTACCCGTGGAGGTGAGGTGAACCTCGAATTGCTTCATTTCTTCGACCAGCCAGGGGGAGTTGATGCGAATCCATCCATTCTGGGCGCATTGGACGAAGTATCCGGTGAGGATCGGCCGCGACCATCCGTAAGTGTACCAGCCGCGCTTCACGGACGGGCCGCGCTTCAGCTTCGCCATGCGCTGCGGCGTGAGATCCTGGCGGGTGAACGCATGGAAGCAGCGCACGGGATAGCCCATTCGCATCATTTGCCCTTGGCAGGTATCCCCTACCGCCGCGACCTGTTCGATGGTCACGTAGGGCATCGGCCATTTCGTGGATTCCATGGACATGTGAGCGGCATAGTAGGTGCCGATCGCCGCGCCGAACGCGAATGCTTCCGTGTGCGAGACGTAACAGGAGGAGAATTCAGCCGCCTGGAAGTCAGGAAGCTGTCCCGAGCCCAATCCCCACACGGAGATCACCGTGGAATCCTCCCCTTTGCCTTCGGAGGTGTCGATGCCGATGGAATAGCGGATGCCGGGAGACGGCGGATGGTAGACGATTAGCTTCCCGATGGAGTCTTCAGGATTATCCTCGCGCAGCGGAGTGTGGAAGTGGAGGGGGATTAGCTCCCAGCGGTGAGTTTGCGACTTCGCGGGATTGTGCAGGCGCAGAGGGATACGGTCGCGGGAGTAGTCGATGTCTTCCGCGGGAGGCTCGTGGTTGTCCTCGACGGATTGGCCGGAGATTCCATACGCCCGATACTCCCGCTTCCGGGAATCCGTGATTACCTGAATTGTCTCATGGCCGAAGACGGATTCCGACGACCGTTGCAATGCTTCCTCGTCGTCCCCGGCCATCTCCTGAAGGAACACGGATTCGATATTCTTCGCCTTCGCTTGCTCGTGCTCCACCTCCCAGTACCATTGCTGGGTGAGGGGCATCCTCCAGGAGGCTCCGAGGTGCTTGGCCAATAGCGGAGAGGATCGCACGAAGAGTTCAGATTTCGCGATATGCGAGCGGGTGTCGTGATTAGGACGCCAGGCGGAAGGCACCGGGCGCATGCGGAGCCAGGTGGGAGTGGGATAGATGTCGGTGCCGCAGAACCATGGGAGGAATAAGGGGCATAATCGCGCTCGGCGCAGCGGCCAGTTCGCTTTCGCGTGGCGCCAAGTGTCCGGCCACCAGCCGATATTCCCCTCGCCAGTGGATTCCAGCACGCCGAACACGGACGGGGACGCATGGACGGCCTTGAACAGCGATGCTTCGATCTGATTCACAGGGTCGGTGAAGGATGCACATTCGCTGAGGTGATAGATTGTGGGAGTGGTGCCGCGCGCGATACCGGAGGCTTGCGCGCCATGCTGGAACGACACGCCTGAGGAGGAGTGGCCGAACACTAACATCCCGCGATCCGATTCCA